TTCAGAACCACTGCCCCATGCTTCAGCAATCAATTCTAAATTAGTATTGGTCGATGTTCCCCAAGTACCCGATTCATCGCCAGTTGCTATTTCTTTTAGTCTAAGATCATTTACATAAGTTGCCATTTAAGCTACCTCTTTCCAATCAGGAGTCTGTTCGGCATCCACCGCGCTCCAATTAGGTGTTTGTGAACTAGAAATAGAAGCCCAGCTCGGTGTTTGGCTTGTATCGACAAGACTCCAAACCAAAACATTTGATGTAAAGGCTTCAACTTCATTACCAGTGACTTCGACTCCTGCTTTAGCGGCAACAGTAACATCGCCAACCGAGACTGTAGACCCGTCAGAAGTGACCCCAATCGTGTTATTTGTAACAAGCGATATTGAACCGACCGAAGCAGTGGCAGAATTACCACTTGCAGCGACCGAAGCTGTTGCCGTGACTGTAACAGAAGACGTTGATGCGGTGACTGAATTTCCTGTAACGGATGCACCTGCTGCGGCAGTAACAGAAACGGAACCAACAGAGGCTGTTGTGCCAGTGATCGCTTCTTCTGCATCACCCCATGTGCTTTCGCCCCATGCGATATTGCTGGAACTCCACCCCTGATATGCAACTTTTGCATTCTGTGCCACATCGTATCCTTACGCTATTCTTATAATTGCGTTTGAAGCATCTGCTGCTGGAAATGTAATCACAAAGTCACCTGCTGTTGACGTTTTATCCCCACCAAAAGCAAGAACAATAACCGCTCTGTTCGCCGTTCCTGCTGTGGTGCTTGAGTTGTAAATCAATGCTCCATTCGCTGTGATGGTTGCATCTGACCATGTTGTGTCAGCAAAGTCTGTCAGGGCTGTCGTTCCTGAAGTTGATGGATCAACATTTGTAAGGGTATTCCCTCCTGCTGAATAATTTGTTCCAGAAACTTCATTTGTTGTGGCGTATACGGTAGTTGAAGCTGACATTGTGCTACTGCTGGTATACAGAGCGATCTTAAAAGTATTGCCCGTTCCAGTTGTAGTTGTCGTACCCCCACCAGAGCCATTATGAAAATTATGAATTCCTTGGAGCAATTCACTCTTAAAACTCGTTGCTACCGCTTGGGTATGAGCCATCATAGCCTCCTTAAAATATCTGCCATGTCTTTATGGCCTTGTTTTGTCAAAAAATTAATTAATGTTGTTCTGTCACTTTGTATTGCGTCATTACAAGCCTTTACAATTACATGAAAAAGCCTTCCCTTAAAAGCTTCCGCCTGCTCCCTTACCTTTGGGTCTGCCCCTTCAGCAACAGAAACTATCTTAGGAATTGCTCTTTCAGCTATTTCTTCTGGTGTAAAGCCTCGGTATTCCGTTGTATGAACATCGCAGATACCAGGTTTTATTGTTGTACTTAATTCAAGCATTAAACTCTCTGTTTCCTGACAGCACCACTACGATAACTGTCCGTTGTACTATAGCCTTCGCCCAATGACTTTAACTGCATTAAAGCGTCTTCATATTGCTTTTGATAAGCAGCGAACAAATCCGGCTCTCCCTTCATAAAGGTGTATCCTTCCACAAGACAGCCATATAGCAAAGCAGTTTCTGCGTTATTGCCTAGCCAACTTGTTCCGTCTGCCGACGTAGTAATTGACGTAGGTTTATAATAATAATGCAATTCTACCGTGTAATTGCTATTAGGTGTTGGACCTATAATGAAAGAGGCATCATCAAACAATGCGTAATATTTTGGCGTAGCAGTCGTAGCTGAGGCAGGATAAGCCTCTCGTATAAAATTAACGTCCTTAAAAATAAGAAATTCATAGCCACTGTTATCCACGGCCAATGAATACGGGGACATAAAATCAGTCGGCGTTGTTAAATAAGAATTACCAGAGGTCATAGTCCCCGTGGAGTTCTTCCTACAATCAGGCAACTGAACAGTTTTTAATATTCTGTTTTCTGCTTGAACAATAATATTGGTAAGGTTACTTTCAAAAGTGGTTTCAGAATTTTGCAAGTAATCCTGAATTGCGCTTTTTAATGTTGTAAATGTCCAAGCCATTAGTTTGTACTCACTGTAACTTTTCCAGCTTTAGCCGTAATATCTAAACCAACCGTTTTACTTCCTAAAGCACTGTTTCCACCGCCCACAGGATCAAAAGCAAAAAGTTTTCTGCTTTCCGCTAATCCCTGATCTGGTCTTGGATTTCTCAAAGCCTGTGGGTCTGAGGTTCTAACCCTGCCTAATTGCAATTGTGGCTGGTCCTCATCAACCATATCGCGCCCTACTAACAAACCATTCGGCTTGCCATTTTCTATCTGTGGAACCAAGTCCTTTAACGGATATCTAAATCCTGTACGATCACAAAACCCGAAAGCCTTTTTACCTGTAGCGTAACTACTCATACTCGGTTATACCCCCCAGGTGTCATATAAAAAGAAGACTTATCTCTATCGGCATCTGCTGCTAAATTCCACTGTTCATCATAAATTTGCTTTAATAATGGCGCTCTTTCAGAGGCTTCAGGGCGTTTAACGCTAATGTAATAAGCCAAACCTGCCGCCATACAAGGCATAAAACGCGCTGGTATATCCACATTGTTAGAGGCAGGACTGCCAGAATCTTCTACTCTTTGTATGTAGTAGTAATTGACTTTGTAGGTTTCTGCATCATCTGGCACAGGCCATACATTCAAAGCAATAGCATCTGGGTCTTTTTCAATCCAATATTGAATCGGACGACCCTGAGTCAACTTATTGGTTAGATGTGAATACTGACTAATAGAAATGCGGCTCATGGTTAGATCGCTCTGCTTATCAGCATCGCCATCATCAGTCCTTAACGAAGCCTCAATCACATCTAACTGATCGCCTGCTAAAGCATATCGACCAGTACCTGCTGTAAGCGTCTGAGAGCCTTCCTGAACCGTCCAGAGGTTTAACCCCTTGTTCTGCCATTCCAAAAACATTAAATCCAAGCTACGCCTTGCTGTGCGGTAGTCATAACCGCTACGCAACTCAAGGCCAGCCATTTCATAGGCTTCTTCGAGAATATCACTCAGATCAAGGTTAAAGGCATACGTTCCGCTAGTAGCCATTTATGAGTCTCTCCTTGCCTGACGCATTAACTTTGTTAATGTGCTCGGTCTTCTTTTTACTCCAGGTGGTAACGTCAATATCTTTCTGTTACGTTTAGTAACAGGGCCATTGCGTACTTGCTTGCCCATTTGTGACCGACTAATTGCCATTAACTCTTCTTCTTAACCGTTTTCTTTTTGGCAGTTGCTTTCTTTTTGGGAGCCGCTTTTTTCTTTGCGTCTACCTTTTTAGGCGCTGGTTCTTTCTTTTCTGGCTTCGGCTCTTTTTTTGCTTCAACCTTAACTGGCTGTAACTCTGCAAGTTTTGCCTTAGCCTCCTCTTCGTTCATTGCGTCAAATACAACAACGTCATACTCACCATCGGCATTTTTACTGCCAATCTGGTAAACCGGATCGCCTATCGTATCGGGATGCAAAGAGGTTCCGTTTTGAAAAATTTCTAGCTTTGCCATAATGATCTCCTACGCATAATTTTTAATCATTTTCAGGGTCACGGTATAAGCGTCACCACTGGAATGTCCTACCGTAGTAAGCTGTATATCACCCGTTTTTCCTGATCCTGAATTATTCTTTAAGCTGCCGAAATTGCTGTAGTCCAGAGTATCTGCGTAATCCGCAGGCAAATGAAGACAGAGCACATCCGTTGTCGCATCCCACAAAAGTTTCACGCTCATACCGAATGTCGAAAACGTAACCGACTCTATAGAAACTCCGTCGCAAGCAGCCCCTGTCATCGGATCGCTTTCAAGGGCAGAAACATCCACCTTTGTTACCGCAGATTCACCTGTACCATCACTCACATTGGTAAAACTCATTACGACATGACGCGCTCCATCCATGATGGTTTGACTCGTTACTGCATCAGCCATTTTCTATCTCCTTAAAAGCTGGATGAAGCCTAAACCCCACCCAGCGTCAATCAACTATTAACTCAACCTAGATTTATATTAACCAAAGAATACTCAGTGTCTGCGGATACCGCCATCACGTCGCCTACTTCTTGTAATACATTATCTGTTGCTGGAGCTACTCCCCCTGCTGTACCACCTGAACGAACCGCTGCATTACCTACAACTAAAGTTCCTACAGTTAATAAAGCCGCTGGTCCTTTTATAACCGCCCAACCATAATAATCTGCTGTCATATCTACAACAGTAGCACCCATCAACGCACCTGTTTCTGTAGCTGGAGCTACAATCAGGTTGGTGTTTGGATTTTCTATTAAAGATAACTGTGAGTTAGTTGTTAGTGCAGTTTTAAGTGCATCGTAACAAGTAATGACAATCGAAGGGTCTGATGAGTGATCGTGTGCAGGATTAGACTTAACTCTAAGCATTTGTCCTTCACCGTTCACATCGTTCACCCAAAGATAGCCATCAGCATACTGGTTCAGTGTAATATCAGTACCACCAGTTTCTACAGAAATTGCAGTTTCACCTGCTGCTACTGCCGCTGTTGTTGCCATGTTTGCATGGTCGGAAACAACCGCTGCGTGTTGTAGTAACTTACCAGCAGTAACTGCTGTGCCACCAATCTCAACATAACGATAAACATTATTTCCATAAATCAGCGTGGTGCCTAAAGGAAATAGTTGAGTAGAGCTTTCTGCATAAGGATTTACAGTCCCGTACTGACTGCCACCTTTACCTATAACAAGATCGGCAGGACCATATCCAGTTGCTGCGGCATATTGAATATGACCACCAGAATCGGTATAGACATTGCCGTCTTTATTAATTACCAAACCATCAGTAATTGCTCCTGTACCGGAAGCTTTATCAATGGTTTTAAAACCATTCTCAGACCTTATTGGTCCGTTAAATGTCGTGTTAGCCATGTAGTTCTCCTGTCTTGGCTGTTGTCTGCCACACTATTGCGACAGTCAGGAAAAAGGAAAGCGACCTGTTAATTAACAAGCAATGACTCATGTTAACAAAACAAACCGCCTTCCCTCATTACTTACGCTCCTGGCGAACCGTAGATTCCTAACGGATCAGATACACCGAAAGAATAACGCTCTCTAGCTTTGTAGCGAACATTACCCGTATCGAAGTCACCGTCCATTGAGGTTTCTAAAGCAGTACGCTCGAAGTGTCTCAAGCCATTTGGCACATCAGTAATGATGTAGAAAGAATCCGAGTCAGTCAGGTAATGATTGACCGAATATCCTTCTGGAACGATACCCATGCTGCGTACAGCATTGATGTCGTTATCCGCCGTTCCGACTCTTTGATCTGACTCAAGAAGCCGTGTGGCAATAAACATTCCAGCAGGTGGAACCAACAAACGTCTTGGTCTAGCCGCGATTAGAAGTCCACGCTCATCTGTGAGAGCCGCAATCGTTACAATCGCTGCCTCTAGTGAGGTTTCGTTCAAATCAGCCGCTGTCGCAGGACGATTATCATTCTTACCGCCGTCCACCCGTGGGTGTCCGTCACCGCCAGTTACACCATCACCAGACGCAGTGAATAGATTAACTCCATCACCTGTCTGATAGGAATTGGTAAAACCGTTGTTTAACGGATTCACAGCCTTGACTTGCTTTGTGTAACTCATTGCACGAGCAAGGGCTTTAGTATAACGAGCCGATAAAGAATCATATAGATTATCTTCCATCGCCTCTTCTGTTATCGCAAAACCCATTGCAATCGTTTCATGGTTATAC